TTGGAACTGAAGTGGAGAAGTAACAACAACATCTGTTAGTTCGTCTAGTGGACCAGCAGGACCTGTTGCACCCGTTGGCCCAGTTGGTCCTGTTGCTCCCGTTAAGCCCGTAGCACCTGTTGCACCCGTAACGCCCGTCGGTCCTGTAGCGCCAACGCCAGTTGGTCCCGTTGGACCAGTAACGCCAGTTGCTCCCGTCGGCCCTTGGACGCCTCCAACTCCAACATTGAGCGCCCACTTACCGTCTGTAAATGTCCAAGTCTTGCCTGATACGGTGAAATTGTCGCCTGGCGCTGGTGAGTTTGGAAAGTCAATAGCCATGATTTACTATTTTACACCATGGGGCACCACCTATGGTGGGAGATGCGGGAAAGGTTAGAGACATAAATTAGGCGGGAAGAGCTAGTTCCACCCGTTCCTTTTCATCCATTCGCTCAATGTGTTTGTTATTTCCGTCTCGGGCTCCGACTTATCTCTATCTACGTCTAAGTGGTCGTTGTCGGACGCCCTGATGACCCGCGATGCCATGCTGTTTTCGCTAATTTTAGCAAAATTTGCCATAATTTCCCATTTTCTGTTGCTGATACATTCTATACCATTTTGCTTTTTTATCATTTATACTTATTCGAAAATCCACACCCACATTCGATGGCTGCTGCGGTCACAGAGGGTCTGAGTGGCAAATCGTAACAATCCTTGAATTAGTGCTGCCGCGATATGTTTGGCCGCGACCGGCTAGCCCCCTTGACTTTGGGTATTAGTGTCGCCAGCACCGTCTGGTCTTTCTTCTAACGTGCTACGGCTTGAACTGTCGTCAGAACCACCAGAAATGCTTGAGTATTGAAAGGGATGCCAGAACAACCCATAGGACATTAAAAAGAATGATTGTTGGCATGGTCTTGATTAGAGAAATTTCAGTCTTCTTGTGACTATTGGCGTCGTAGCAATGGTGCTGAATATAGCCATAAACAGAAGCGCAGTAAACATTTGTGCGCTGATAATACCTTTGTCAAGCATTACTGTGCAAAATATAATTTCAATAAGCGCTTTGGTTTGAAGAAGCCATCCAATTGTCGTGGCATCTTTTCTGTTCCAACCATTGATTATTGCCGAGAGTCTAATGCCAAGCATTTTTCCAAAAGCCTGAACAACAAATAAAACAATCGCAAGACCAATAACTATAGGATTTTTTAACTCCCAAGCCGTGCGCAATCCTGTGCTCAAAAAGAAAATCGGCATCATCAGCAAAAGAACATATTTTCTAAATTGGGTAACCACTTCTTCGCCTATCCATTCTTCATTAATGACAAGACCAGCAAGAAAGCCTCCAACTATATAGTGAAGCCCAGACCAGTCGGCCGCAAGAGAGCACACCGCAATCCATATAAGAAAAAACGGAAGCCTGTCTTCTTGTTTCATTAAATTAGAAAACTTTCGTATTGCGAGAGAAACAATAAAATAAAAACAAAGAAATATTGCCTGCTTTAAAACCTTTTCCCATTCAAGTAGGATTATTGCAAAAACAGTCCATATGGCAACATCGTCAAAACTTGCGTAACGCAAGCACCTGATTCCAATATCTTTTTTTAGAATGTCCATTTTTTCAAGAAGGATTATCAAAATAGGTAATGCCGTTATTGAAAGAGACATTCCTACAGATAGTGAAAACTGCCACCTTTGACCGCCTACGCCCATCCATCTGTTGCTGGAACTGAGCAGATATGCAAGCGGCAAAGAAACAACAAGAGGAGTCATTAGGGCAAATGCTGATGTTGTTATTGTTTCCTTCCAGTCTTCTTTTGCGGCCTTTAAGTTAACCTCTACGCCAGCAGTTGCGACAAACATAACAACAGCCCAAGTAGCAACGCCTGTCATGAACTTTGTTGTGTCAGTAGTAAAGATGGCTGAATACTGATTTGGGAAAAAATAACCAAATATTCCAGGACCAAAAACAACCCCACAGACAATCTGTACGACAACTAGCGGCGCATATCTGTCTGTTTTGCATATCTTCCATAAAAGGTAGGGGATTGTAAATATCCCAAAGATAATCAGTAGGTAGGTTTCTGTTGGTGTTTTCATGTTCTTTTTCTTAAAATAGTGTATCTTAACCAAGAATAAGGACAGGAAAGATGATAACAATCTTGGTAGAAAATCCCCAAGCCTCTACGGTATTAACTTTTGTCCAATATTTCTTGGACGACATAGTTTTAACGGCTAAAACGACTTTATTAAGAAACATAGTTTCTACTTACAGTGGACGCATGGCAGCGGTAAGTTTTTCCTCAAAAGTCAAAGTTGGGTACTTTTCGACCATATCAACAATCCACTGCTTGAAATCCTGTGACATAGCAGGGTGTGCTGGAATTGACTTGTAGTTTTCCTGCCCTTTTAGAAACATTGCTAAGTGCATGTCTGGCATAGCATCAATCTCGTCCAAGATGGCTTGGGGAATTTCAAGCATGTCAATAGCCATCTTTGAATAAATTGCAACCGGGTGGTCGCTACTGAACGGCTCTTCAACCATAAAAGACCATTCGCGCATATTCTTGAACAGTTGATAGATGGAGCGTCCAAACCACATAACGCTAGGAGTTGGGTTTGTCTGCAAGTCGCCAGGACCTGAATCACCGTCATAGGTTTCCTGTTTGAATTGGGCATAATCAATAAAAAAATGAGGTACTACAGAAATTGCATGCCACCAATGTGACAATGCTTTCACTTTTACCTCAAATTCATCAAAACCCGATTTGTGTGCTGTATCCCAAGTTTGGTTTTCGTAAGGTGTTCCAAGAACAGGACTAAGGCTCCCATATGCAAGGTTTTCACAGCGCCCCCCTCGAGGGGCGTTGCGCCCTTCTTCAATAAATGCGCATTTTGAGAGCATGAACACCCCCCGTTCTAATGGACCTGCTTCTAGCAGTAATCTGTCTAAATCCAATGTCATTGAATCTCCCTTAATTGTTTTTCTACTACTTGTAGTTTATGGCAGTGTACATTAAAGTTGTTTTGAAAAATCATATTTGGTTCGTCCCACGCAAATACATCTACATCAAGTGTGTCTGGGTCTCGCCCCATCTCTATACACATTCTGAAAAGTTCATTCAAGATAGATTGGCGAATTGCTTCTAATTCACTTTTTTTTGTCACGAGACCACCATCTATTCTTGCTTTTTTCTTTCAGACGATTATCTACTCGTATTCTTTCTCGCCTATACGGGGCGCCCGTTTCCTTAGGGGAAATAAAACCAGTTCCAAAACCGGTGTTTGCGTAATATTTGAACTCCGACTCATCATTGAATAAAACTTTTGTAAAGTCTGAATCTCTCTTGAACGGAATAAGTTGTGCAATCGGGGTATTGTACTTCAGCGTAAACGGCCTATCCCCCGTCAAGTTCAAAACAACATTTATTGCGTGGTAAAAGTCTGTGTGGACAATTGCTGGTACCACAGTGTAGTCTTCGCTAGGTTCCCAGTAGCAAGGAATTATCAGCGTCGACCATCCGGGAGCAGTCTCCATTCTCCATGGATTTACCAACTTTGGATATTGCCCTGTCTCAATCTTTCGCACACTCGTCATGGGGCACTCACCAGTGGATTGGTAATTAAATCCTGATGCCTGCCCAATTGGCGTAGGCTGTCCACCTGTTATTGCTGGAGGATGAAAGTCATCTGCACCAGTTTCCCATGCGCCGTTACCGTCTGGGCGAAAACGATAGTTGGTCCACATTGGAAGAGTAACGCCAGCCGTAAGAAGGTCAATGGTGCCAACGCATTTCCGTAAGGCTGCTCCCTCTTTGCTAACACGCTTAAACCAGTTTGGTAAATTTGCTGTGCTATTTGCAAAAGGAGCAGACTCCATCAACCTATTATCTGTTGGGGTAAAACGTATCTCTCCTGGTTTGACTTTGTGTTTCTTGCTCATTTTAGTCCCACTCCTCATCTATCAGTTTGATTTCCTGCAATGCTTGAGCATGGTCAACTAATACATGGTCGTGTCTATCGTGCTTGTAATCGCCTAATTGTTTGTCTATAGGTCCACGCAAGTTGAGCGACTCGATTGCTCTTGTGCATGCATCTATGCTAATAATTCCCTGCCCTTGCCCAACATGTATCAAGTGAGGAGCACTAAACATTTCTCCGTGATTAGCGGTAAAATCATATCTACTAGGTGGACGTTCAGACCATAACTCAATTATTTCTTGCAATTCTGAGTTGACTGGCATGTGAAACATTTCCTGCCAAAACTTTGAATCTTGCCTATCGCTGTAGTAGTGCATTCGTATCATTGTCAAGATATTACGCATCATCTCATGCGAACTCTTATTGTAGTGTTTTTGAGAAGCGGTGTGCGATGGAAGATACGACGCAAGATACGGAATAGCATTTCGCACCTGTTGAATTGTAGAACCAATGCTGGTTGCTTCTAATGGTTCTACAAACGAAGAAGCCAAACCCACAGCAATGCAATTCTTTTGCCAAGGCTCTTTAAGATGCCCAGCGTCAAACTTGATTACTCTTGGGTCATCAGGAAGTTTGTACCCTGACATTTGTTCTGCTTCCCGAACAGCCTCTTCTACCGAGATAAAGGCATCACAAAAAACATAGCCGTTACCTCTTCGTTCCTGTGTCGGTATTTCCCACATCCACCCAGAAGATGCTGCACGAGCACGGGTGTACGGACGAATTTGTCCATTGGGGTCGCTCTCTGTTGGGAAAGGTATGGCTGAGTTGCAAAGCAAAAACTCACTAAAGGAATTCCACTCTACATTGCCGATTTCATTAATTAAAACTTTATTAAAACCAGAGGCATCAAACCAAAAATCAGCTTCAATTATGTCGCCTTGTTGGGTGCGCACCGAACTGATGAGCCCGTCTTCGTCTTTTGTGACAGATTCAAATTCTCCATCGACAAACTTGATGCTTCTTTTAAAAGCCAATTTCGTAAAGTACTCATTAAGCTTAATTGTGTCAAAATGAAACTGATTAGTGTTTTTGTGTAGGTTTTCTTTTCTGATTTTATTTCGCACCATGCCGACAGTTGATGTTTGGCTTGTCAACATTTTCCCAGACTCAATAATTCCCATATATCCCGCAAAAAGGCCGTGACAAAAAATGTCATCCACATGACCCACGCTATGAAAGTAGTCCTTTGTATGTGTTGTCCAATTTTCGTAACGAATTCCGTATTTGTGGGTAGCCAATGTCTCTATCAACATTTCCTCAAGGGGGATGTCGACTAACTCCATGAGCTGTTTCCAGTGCTCTGTAGAGCCTTCACCTACCCCAATAATGCCAATCTTGGAAGATGACAATACTGTTATTCTACAAGCAGGAAAGGCCCTACGTAAAATGAGTGCAGTTATTAATCCAGCAGTACCAGAACCTACTACTCCAAAGTTTTGTATACGGTTTCTCATTGGGCTCCCATTATTGATACCAAGTAACAAGTGAGTACTTTACACCCTTGGTTACAGGGTGTGCAATATGTAGATATGGGAAGTTTGATGGGAACATCAGAACCCTTCCGCATACTGCTTCGACAGTAACATCAAAATGCGGAAACTCCAATTGACCACCCTCTTCTGGCGTGGCTAAAAATGACACCATACTATAAACCCTACGGTTGTCTGGGCCGTGGTCATAGTGTGGTTTGTATTCAGATTGTTCTAAATACTTTAAAAGAGAGTACGCTTCATGCATGGCGCTTGAAAGTAAAAATTCATACCTGTAGTCTTCCGAGACTTCTTCAATAGGCCCACGAATTTTTTCTGTAAAAAACTGCGACAATTCAGTTTCTGGGTATGGCTTCATTAGCGGGATGAGAGTGCAATTTAAAGAAGTTCTATGCGATGTTGATTTTCCAGCCCCCACGGTAGAGCCGTCCCATGATAATTCTGACCAGTCGGAGTCTGTTTCTTTTTCTAGTTTTTGCAAAAACTTGCTTGCGTTATTTTCGGTAAAAACATCTTCGTAAAGCGATATGCATGTCCCCAGTTTCGTGTGTTTCATATTACGGTAAACTCTCCCTCGTAGTAGGCATCGTTGTTGTCGGCAGCAATGCGAAACCGATGCAATCCTAGCGTGAGGTGTCGTGAACGAAACATAAGCAGATTTTTTGTTCTTACCGTTGGTTTTATAATTTGGGTAAAAAAGTTTAAGTCCATTACTTCCATATGAGTATCCTTTGGAAAGTCTACAAATTCATTTGTAATGTCCACTTTGTGTATGAAGCCTGCTCTTACCTCATCCATACAGTCGGCAATGTCGTTTTCCGGAAATGACATAATACAGATTTTATCAATACCCTTTTCCATGCGAATTGCCAGTTGAGACTTTCTTGACAATTCCGTTGCCTCATCTGGTACATCCCTCATACTAAGTGGGACGCAAACAAACCGTTTCATTCAATCTCGGCTACTTTTCTGTTAATCAATTCCACGCTTTTCAAGAGAGTTTCTAGTCTCTGTTGCTCGCCTATGAGAATTTCAGCCATAGTATAGTTTTCTGGGTCAAAAGTATCTGGGTCAATACCTGAACGAAGAAGCAAATGGTAAATCTCTGATTTAACATTTGCTAAACTGCTTTGCAGTATATAGTTTTTTTGTTGTGCACTTATACCGTAGTCCATGTTTGTCTCCTCTATGAGTTGATGAGTAAGTATGCCGAGCCAGTGGTAGCACCTACAGTACCATATGACCCTGCTGTTGTATCGTATACAATTGTATTAGCAACGGCATCTGATACAACCAATATCGCACCACCGCCTCCGCCTCCACCGTTTGCTCCAGTTGCTCCTGTTGCCCCAGTTGCTCCTGTTGCTCCAGTTGCTCCAGTTCCACCAGTTCTTGCTGGTGCTCCTGCGCCTGTGTTTACACCGTCGTTTACTCCGCCAGCACCGCCTAGATAGTGTGCAGAAGCATCTGGGTTAGCGCTACTCGTAGTGTGGTGATGGTAATCAGCCTGGGAAGTAGGCAAAGTAGGTGCATGCGTGTGTGTATGCCCTGGATGTCCGAAATGAAAATGGGTATGCCCATCGTGACCACCGAAAGAGCCGTGATAATACAGGTTGTGGTGGTGTCCATTGCCTGATGGTTCAGCATGACTGTGGTGACCGTTTGGTTTTTTATGGTCGTGTAGCGGATAATGCTGCCAGGACCCATACGCATGGATATAGTGCGGGAACCACGCATGCCAGTAATGCCCATCCCAGTGATGTACGCCACCATGTGGACCATCATTGTGTGGATGATGGAAGTGTCCCCCGTGATGCCAGTGAGAATCTTCAACCTCACCAGAGCCTATAAATTTACCAAAATTTTGATGCCTATGCGGTTTTACTGCATGACCATGTCGGTCAGAGTGTCTTGTCGTATGGTTATGGTGATTATGTGTTCTAGGGGCGTGGCTTACATGTGGGGCAACATGGTGGTGGTCTGTGCGAGTAGGTGCAGCCGCTCCGTTTGCACCGTTTGCTCCTTTGGGTACGTGTGTTCCAACAGAACCAGAGCTTCCAGCAGAACCAGAACTTCCAGGACTTCCAGCAGAACCAGAATCACCGTGACTACCAATAGAGATTATCTTTCCCGCTCCCAAGATTGTCTTGGCAACCACAAGAACTACTCCTCCACCATTTCCTCCTGAACCTCCCGCCCCACCAGCACCTCCAGCACCGCCTGCCCCTCCAGTACCTCCTGCTCCGCCTGGGGCGGTAGGGTTTGCTGAACCATCTGCTCCAGGATTGCCTTTTCCTCCAGGTGCATTGACCGTACTTGCGCTAGGTCCGTACCCTCCATTAGAGCCAACAGCGCCCGCCTTGCCAGGCCATGATGCTGGGGTTGTACTCGGTGTTCCCGTATCACCAGTAGCACCAGAAGCACCAGAGGCACCTGTTGCGCCCGTAGCACCAGCGTTTCCTTTTGAGCCACCACCCACGGGAACGATTGTCCCAGTGGTGTCGACCATGATTCCCGAAAGCATCATATTTATGTTTTTGTACAAATACGAAGGCAGTTGTGGAATAGTGGGAGCCGATGCTCCTCCACCTTGACCACCTGCTCTGTATGTTATTACACCCTGCGAATGACCCTTAACTGTTCCGTCTGTAACAACAGTGGCTGAAGGACTGACAGTTTCACCAGAAACGGAACCTATCCCCATGTGTCCATCCAGCATCAACGTGTTTCTGACGAACACCCTAAATCCGTTTGTTAGCAATACCCCTGATGAGGTAATTGTTAGCGAATTATAAAACATGTCTGAAGTCAAGGTAACGACCGAGGAAACCGTGACATCACCATCAATTCCCGAACCATATACGGAATCGTTTGCTGCTCTTGCAACACTTTTTTCTATTCGTAAGATTGGCATATCAAACCTGCGACATGTAGTGGACGGTGCCTGCGTTTTGCCCAGTCACATCAGTAGTAATTCCAGCAGCCAATGCTTCGGCAGAAGATACAATAAGAATCACGCCACCTCCAGCGGGAGCAGTTCCTGGAGCTTTGATATAAGCCGTACCTGTTGCTGGCCCAGAAATGTAACGAGCAGCAATGATGATTATTCCTCCACCTGCTTGACCTAGCGCACCTGCTCCTCCACGAAGAAATTCTGGTCCACCTGCAGCAGTTATTGAATAACCAGTTACTGCTTGACTAGGAACTTTAAAATAGTTAGCACCGCCAAGTGCAGCAGTCGGGAGTGTTGATAGATACCCAGTTGCTGCACCACCTAAGGAGTGGGTAACTGCTTCTAAAATCCCACCACCTTGAGCAATAGAGCCAGCAGTAGCAAATCCAGTCGTATAGCCAATAGTTGCATCAGCCCCCATGAATTTCAATGTGCCTTTAACGAATATTCGATACCCGTTAGGCGCAAGACGAACGCTTGCATTGATAGTTAAATCATTAAAGTAAATATCCCGTGTCATGGAATAGACACTTGAAGATGGAGCCATGCTCAAAACGGTTGTAGTTCCGTCTAGTACAGCATCACCATCAGCACCAGTTCCGTAAATAGCATCAACGGCTTCGTTGTAATAGGAGTTCCATACTATTCCATCCCATTGCCAGCTCTTAGAGCCGACTGTATAAATCTGGTTTGTGTATGGAGAAGCAGGGAAAGTAATCGCTGCCATTACTCACCTGTCCATTCTTCAGCGGTGTTACCTTCAGCAACCCACGCTAGATATTGCTGGTAATCAGAGTTCGCAGGCTCAAGTGGAATCCACGAACCATCAGAACGATAAATAATTTGACCACCAATAAAAGAGTTGTGAATGCTGTAAATATATTCCATCACAACTCCACATCTGCCACAAAGTGGAATTGTAATGATTGTCCAGTATTGCCACTTGTGCTTGACACAACAGCCATTACTTCAGTCACGGTAC